CAATAGATGGCCCCAACTGGTAAAATATTACCTTATTATCAAAACATCATCGATGATGATGTTTTCGCATAATAACCAGATCGGTAACTATCAATTTTGTCCATTTCATGTGACAAATTGTCTAGGAAATAATTTTGATATGCAGTTCGTGTATAAGGTCCTAAATAATCAATGTAAAAATTATTATAATTTTCATCATTAATTTTATTTAGATGCCTTATAGATGAACGTCATAATTGATCTAAATAAATAGTTGAGGTTGATGTATCTCTTACTTTTGATAAGATTATATCAACTTTGTCTATTTTAAGATCAGATATGGCATCTACAAGATTAGTTTCAGTTTTATTATTAAGAGACATAATTCTCTTTTTAATAATACTAAACTTATTGTAGATTGCATGTACAATATTATTATTCTTTAATGAGTCAACATCTGGATTTAATTGTTCTCTGAATTTATCAGAGTAACCTTTAAGTTCCATAGATGATTTCTCAGCTAAAGAATATAATCCGATACTAAAGATTCTGTCAAAGAATTCTTTTACAGAACTATCTTTAGGTAAGATTATATTATCAATAGTAACATATTTATAGAAATAATTTCTTATTTCTTCATATGTTGTTCTATTTTTAGTATATCTTATCACAAATATACTACTATCAATAAGAGCTTTAATATTGTTAAAAGATCTAAATCTTTTACCAATACTTATTCCCTTAAAGGTATAGTATAGTAGGTCTCAAGTAGTTCCATTAAGTGGGAAGTTAACTTTGTAAATTCAGTTAATAACAATAGAAATTATTGTTACTAATTGATTTGCATTATTAGCTATACCACCTAATGGTAAACCTGAAATCTCGACTTTATGTTGTATTCATCTCTTAGCAAATTCATATGTATTTTTAGATACATGTGTTTTTGGTATAGAGATATCTACACCAAGCTTTTTCATAACTTTAATATATTTTCTGGCTACTTTATCGTTATTAATAACGATATCGTCACCAAGAATAATATATTTATCAAATGATAGATTACCTAGTGTGCAATAAGCACATCAAGCAACTACCAAATGATGAGTTAATGTAAAAGCTGCTCATGAACTATAAGCACCCATTGGTTGACCAACACAGTATTGTATTGGTTTTCCTTCTGGTGTTATATAGTCACGATCGATTAATAACTTCT